ATGGCTGCATTTCTGCTCACTCCGCCGACGCAGGAGCCGCTGTCGCTGCTCGAGGCGAAGGCGTTTCTGCGCGTCGCGCACGAGGACGACGATACTGTCATCGCGGCGTTGATCGCGGCGGCGCGGAACCATGTGGAAGCGGCGACGCGGCGCGCCTTGCTGACGCAGACCTGGCGCTTTGTGCTCGATGCATGGCCGCGCACCGGCCGGTTCGCGCCGCGGATCGGGCCGCTGCAGGCGCTGCTGGCGGCGCAGGTGGTCGATGCGGATGGCACCGCGCATATGATCGACGGCGAGAGTTTTGTGGTCGATGTCGCCGGCAATGCGATCGCCGCGCCGTGTTTCGCGTTGCCGTCGCCGGGACGGGCCACGGCGGGGATCGTGCTCGATGTGTCCTGCGGCTACGGCGATGCGGCCGAGAATGTGCCGGCGGATCTGCGCCACGCGGTGCGGATGCTGGTGGCGCACTGGTATGACAATCGCGTGGCGAGTGCCGATGGCGCGGCCGCGCCCAGCAGCGTCGGCGCGTTGCTGGCGCCGTATCGGATGCTGGCGCTATGAAAAATCCCGGCCGCATGAAAACGCGCCTCGTCGTCGAGGCGCCGGTGGACACCGATGACGGGCAGGGCGGCGTGCTGCGCGCCTATGCGGCGATCGCCACCGTCTGGGCCGCGGTGATGCCCGACCGCGTGCAGCATGCGGTGGAGGCCGATGCGGATGGCGCCGTGGTGCGGCTGCGCATTGTGCTGCGCGCGGGGCTCGACCTCACATTGCAGCATCGGCTGCGCGACGGCGACCGCATCTATCGCATCACAGCGCTATCCAACAGCGCCGATGGTCGCTTCACCGAGATCCATGTCGACTACCGCGTCGTGTGACGCAGGGAGACACTCATGCCAGCTGCCAATGTCGCGTTGCGCGCGGCGGTTCATGCCGCGCTGAAAGCCGATCCAGCGCTGCTCGCCGTGCTCGGCGGCGCCCGCGTGCATGACGAGGTACCGCGCGATGCCGCGTTCCCCTACGTGACGCTGGGCGATGCCCGCATCACCGATCTCTCCACCGACGACGGCCGTGTGCAGGAGCACCGATTGGAGCTGCATGCGTGGTCGCGCCAGGGCGGCCAGAAGGAGGCGCATGTGATTGCCGGCGCGCTGCTGCAGGCGCTCGACGACGCGCCGTTGCAGCCCGCGGGGCATCGGCTGATCAATCTGCGCTTCGCCGTCGCCGATATCCGCCGCGAGAGCGACGGCCGCACCTATCACGCGATGGTGCGATTCCGCGCCGTCACCGAACCTTTGAGCTGACAGGAGAGCACGGCATGGCCGCACAGAAGGGCAAGGATCTGCTGCTGAAGATCCACAACGGCAGCGGTTACGTGACGGTGGCCGGATTACGGTCGCGGCGCATCGCCTTCAATGCCGAGCTGGTGGATATCACCCATGCAGAGTCGGTCGATCGCTGGCGCGAGCTTTTGTCCGGTGCCGGTGTGCGCCGCGCCTCGCTGTCGGGGCGCGGGCTGTTCAAGGACGGCGCCTCGGATGCGCTGGTGCGGCAGCAGTTCTTCGACGGCAGCATCAGCGATTGCCAGATCGCGGTGCCGGATTTCGGCACCATCGCCGGCCTGTTCCAGATCGCCAGCCTGGAATTCGCCGGCGAGCACAATGGCGAGGTGACCTTCGACATCGCGCTGGAGTCGGCGGGGCCGTTGTCCTTTGCGGCGGCGTGAGGAGAGCGTGATGGCGAACCGACACCGCGGCGAGATTGCCGCCGAGCTCGGCGGGCGGCAGCGCACATTGGTGCTGACGCTCGGCGCATTGGCGGAACTGGAAACAGCGCTCGGCGCCGGCGATCTGGTCGCGCTGGCGGAGCGGTTCGGCAGCGGGCGATTGTCGGCGCGCGATCTCGTGCGCATCATCGGCGCCGGCCTGCGCGGCGCCGGTGAGGCTGTGAGCGACGACGAGGTGGCGGCGATGACGGCCGAGGGCGCTGCGGCAGGCTTCGTTGCCATCGCGGCAGAGCTGATCGCCGCGACGTTCGGCGAGGCCGCGCGATGACGCGGTTTCCGTGGGCCGCGGCGATGCAGATCGGCTTCGGGCTTTTGAAATTATCGCCGGATGCGTTCTGGCGCATGACGCCGCGCGAACTGGCGGCGGCGATGACCGTGCTGCGCGGCGGCGAGAGCGAAGCCATCGGCCGTGTCAGGCTCGGCGAACTGATGCAACAATTTCCGGATTGCGAGGCCGGCCATGAGTGACACCCACGATCTCGGCACGGTCGCGGCGAATGTCGATGGACTCACCACGAAGACGGTTGCGCTGACATCGGCCGCGACGACCTTTGCCAAGACGATGACGCAGGCTTTTGCATCGTCGAGCGCGAGCGGCCAGAAATTCGACGATGTGCTGAAAGCGCTGGCGGGCAAGATGACGTCGCTGGCCTCCAATCCGACCACGGGGGTCGCCAGCGGATTGCAGGGCATCGTCTCCGGCCTGATCGGCAATGTCAGCAATGTCAAACCGTTCGCGGCCGGCGGCATCATCGGCACGCCCAGCTATTTCCCGATGGCCGGCGGCACCGGTCTTGCCGGTGAAGCCGGGCCCGAAGCCATCATGCCGCTGCAGCGCGCCGCCGATGGCAGCCTCGGCGTCGCCGCGCAGGGCGGCGGCAATGTGATCCATGTGCAGATCGCGACGCCGGATGCCGACAGCTTCCGCCGTTCGGAGAGTTACGTCACCGGCCAGATCGCCCGCGCCGTCGCGCGCGGCCAGCGCAACCTGTAGCGGAGCCGGGGCATGAGTGGTTTTCACGAGGTGCTGTTTCCGCTCGACGTCGCGCTGAAAAGCGCCGGCGGGCCGGAGCGGCGCACCGAGATCGTGTCGTACGGCTCCGGCCGCGAACAGCGCAATGCGCGCTGGGCATTCGCGGCGGCGCTTCGATGCCGGCTACGGGATCAAGACGCTGGATGCGCTGCGCAGCGTGGTGGCGTTCTTCGAGGAGCGGCGCGGGCGCCTCTACGGCTTCCGCTGGCGCGACCGGCTCGACCAGTTCTCGGGCCTATCCGGCATCACGCCGCTGGACCAGGGCATCGGCACCGGCGACGGCGTGCGTCGCGTGTTCGCTCTGACCAAGACCTATGGCAGCGGTTTCGCGCCCTATCAGCGAATGATCGCGAAACCGGTCGATGGCAGCGTGCGGGTGGCCGTCAATGGCAGCGAACTGCCGTCGTCCGGCTTCGCCTGCGATGCGACCACCGGCCTGGTGACGCTCGCCGCAGTGCCGTCCACGGGGGCTGCGATCACCGCCGGCTTTCGCTTCGACGTGCCGGTGCGGTTCGATACCGATTATCTCGAAGTGGATCTGTCGGCTTTCACCGCCGGATCCATTCCGAAAATTCCGGTGGTGGAGATCTTGCCATGAGAGCGATCCCGTCCGCCCTGCAGGCGCGGCTCGACAGCGGCGTCACCACGCTGGCGCAGGCCTGGAAGCTGATCCGCCGGGACGGCGTCACGGCGGGCTTCACCGATCATGACCGCGATCTCGTGTTCGACGGCGTGACGTTTCGCGCCGGCACCGGCTTCGCCGCATCGGAAGCGACCGGGCGGTTCGATCTGTCCGTCGATGGCGGCGACATCGCCGGCGCGCTGGATGGCGACAGCCTCGGCGATGCCGATCTGGCGGCGGGCCGCTATGACGGCGCCGCTCTCGAGACCTGGCTGGTGGACTGGAGCGACGTGTCGCTGCGGGTGTTGACGGCGCGCGGGCGGCTCGGCGAGGTGAAGCGCGAGGGCATCGCCTTCGTGGCCGAGATACGCGGGCTCGCCGATCTCCTGTCGCAGGAGAGCGGGCGCCTCTACACGGCGACATGCAGCGCGGATCTGGGCGACGGCCGTTGCCGGATCGATCTCGCCGATCCCGCGCGGCGCGGCAGCGGCACGGTCGGCGCGATGCGCGGCACGTCGCTGTTCACAGCCGACGGTCTTGCGGATTTCGCCGATGGCTTCTTCACCGCGGGGCGGCTGCTATGGACCGGCGGCGGCAATGCCGGGCTGTCCGTCGAGGTGAAGCAGCATCGCGCCGATGGCGAGGTGCTGCTATCGCTGTGGCAGGCCATGCCGGAGCCGATCGCGGCGGGCGATGCGTTCGCGGTCACCGCGGGCTGCGACAAGACGCTGACGACATGCCGCGATCGTTTCGCCAACAGCGAGAATTTCCGCGGTTTCCCGCACATGCCCGGCAACGACTTCATCATGAGCTACCCGTCGCCGGGCACACTGTCCGACGACAGCGGCGCGGCGCTGTTCGGGTGAGCATCATTGCTGGCGACGGCAGTGCCATCGCGCCGGCGCCGCTCAAAATTATGGGAGAACGCGATGCCGAGAACGGATCTCCGCGCGGCAATCTTAGCGGAAGCGCGCAGCTGGATCGGCACGCCGTATCGCCACCAGGCCTCGCTGAAGGGGATCGGCTGCGACTGCCTCGGCCTCGTGCGCGGCGTCTGGCGCCACTGCATCGGCGCCGAGCCGGAGACGCCGCCGCCCTATGCGGCGGACTGGGCCGAAGCGCGCGGCCAGGAGGCGCTGGCAGACGCAGCCCGCCGGCATCTCGTCGCGGTGGACCTCGATGAGATCGCGGCCGGCGACGTGCTGCTGTTCCGCTGGCGCGACGGCTGCGTCGCCAAACACGCCGCCATCGCCAGCGGCGACGGCACCATGATCCATGCCCATGACGGCGCTGCGGTGTGCGAAGTCACCCTGGCCCCCTGGTGGCAACGAAGGCTGGGGTTTGTGTTTCGGTTTCCGGAGACGGGTCGAGGCGCATAAGCGAGCGGGCTCCGGTCAGACTTTATAAGATACTTGCCGAAGTTATATGGCAATCTAAGGCAGCTTTTATCTCGAAAGATCTTGGGCGAGGTATCGATCACTGCGCCCATCAGGGAGGCAGCACAGATGAAGACCTTCGAATTCAGCATCGTCGCGTCCGGTCTCGATCCCGAGGCAGAGGATTTCGCCGATCGCTTTTACAAGGCTGGATGCGATGATGCGACGATCGCGTTCCAGAACGGCGGCATCATTGCGGAGTTCGCTCGTGAGGCGCTCTCCGTTGAGGATGCCATCATATCCGCAGTCGAATGCGTGATCGCTGCCGGCGCAAGGGTGAATCGGATCGAACCCGATCCGCTTATTAGTCTGGCAGCCATCGCTGCACGAACCGGGACCGGCCTTTGAACCGAAATGGCGGACCAGGCTGCAGGCCAGCCTGAAGGATTACGAACGCACGCTCGAGAAAGCTGCGTAGCAACAAAAGCCATCGCGAACCGGCGTTGGTGATGGCGACGTCGATCGCTTTCCAGCAGGCTCCGGTCCCAACATTCGTGATGACGACATTCATCGCCCCGGTCTCACCGGGGCTTTTTGCTGTTCTGCGCCTCATCGAGGATCCGCCATGTCCACGCTCGTTCTCTCCAGCGCAGGGGCTGCGATCGGCGGGGTGTTTGGGCCGGTGGGCTCGATCGTCGGTCAGATCGCGGGTGCTGCACTTGGCGGCGTCATCGACAATGCGCTGTTCGGGACTGGCAGTGCCGGCAAGGATGGGCCGCGGCTCGGCAGTCTCGACGTCATGGCGTCGAGCGAAGGCGCGCCGGTGCCGCGGGTCTATGGCCGTGCGCGGCTGGCCGGGCAGGTGATCTGGGCGACGCAGCTCGAAGAGGTCGCGGCGACGGCGGAGAGTGCCGGCGGCGGCAAGGGATTTGGCAGCGCCGGCGATCAGGCGCAGACCTATAGTTACTTCGCGAATTTCGCGGTCGGGCTGTGCGAGGGCGTGATCGGCCGTGTCGCACGGGTGTGGGCGGATGGCAAGCCGCTCGATCTCGACGGCGTGAATTTTCGCGTCTATCGCGGCAACGAGGAGCAGCCGCCCGATGCGCTGATCGTCGCCAAGCAGGGCGCGGGCGATGCGCCGGCCTATCGCGGCCTCGCTTACGTGGTGTTCGAACGGCTGCCGCTGGAGCCTTTCGGCAACCGGATTCCGCAACTGTCCTTCGAGGTGATCCGGCCGATCGGCCTGCTGGAAACGATGACGCAAGCGGTGACGCTGATCCCGGGCACCACGGAATTCGGCTATGAGCCGTCGCCGGTGGTGCAGGTGCTGGGGCCGGGGCAGGCGGCGCCGGAGAACCGGCATATCGCATCGGCGCGCTCGGATGTCGTGGCCGCGCTCGACGATCTCCAAGGTACGTGTCCGAACCTGCAGCGTGTCGCCATCGTCGTGGCCTGGTTCGGCTCCGATCTGCGCGCCGGACACTGCCTGATCAGGCCGGGCGTCGACAGCGCCGCCAAGGTTACCGATCCGCTGGCTTGGTCGGCGCAGGGCGTGCCGCGCGAATTCGCCTATGTGGTGTCACAGGCTGATGGCCGTCCGGCTTTCGGCGGCACGCCGTCGGATGACAGCGTGCTGCATCTGATCGCGGAGCTGAAAGCACGCGGCTTGAAAATCACGTTCTATCCGTTCGTGATCATGGACGTGCCCGCCGGCAATGCGCTGCCGGATCCCTGGAGCGGCGCGGGTTCGCAGCCGGCCTATCCGTGGCGCGGGCGGATCACCTGCGATCCCGCGCCCGGCATGGCCGGCTCGCCGCAGGGCACGGGTGCGGCCGCCGCGCAGGTCGATGCGTTCTTTGCCGGCGGCGTGTGGCATTATCGGCGCATGGTGCTGCATTATGCGCAGCTCGCCGTGCAGGCCGGCGGCGTCGATGCGTTTCTCATTGGTTCGGAGTTGCGCGGGCTGACCCGCATCCGCTCGGGCTCCGGCGTCTATCCGGCGGTGGCGCAACTGGCGGCACTGGCGAGCGACGTCAAGGCCATCGTCGGCGCCGGCACCGTCGTGACCTATGGCGCCGACTGGACCGAATACGGCGCCGACGTCGTGACGCCCGATGGGTCCGAGGTGCGTTTCCCGCTCGATCCGCTCTGGGCCTCGCCGGCCATCGATGCGATCGGCATCGATTATTATGCGCCGCTGTCGGACTGGCGCGACGGCGCGCTGCATCTCGATCGCGCTCAGTCCGGATCGATCTACGATCGCGGCTATCTGCGCGCCAATGTCGCCGGCGGCGAGGCCTATGACTGGTTCTATCCCGATGATGCCGCACGCGACGCGCAAGCGCGCAGCACCATCACCGACGGCTTGGGCAAGCCGTGGATGTTTCGTCTCAAGGATCTCGCGGGCTGGTGGTCGCATCCGCATCAGGAGCGAGTCGGCGGCGTCGAGATCGGCGCCACCGCCTGGGTGCCGCAAGGCAAGCCGATCTGGCTTACCGAGGTGGGCTGCCCCGCGGTGGACCGTGGCGCCAACCAGCCGAGCGTGTTTCCGGACCCGAAATCGTCGGAGAATTTTGCGCCGTATTTTTCCAGCGGCGCGCGCGACGATCTGATGCAGCGCCGCTATCTCGAAGCGGTGCTGTCGGCGTTCGATCCCGCGCATGGCGGCAGCGATGCGCTGAATCTAATCTCGGCCGTGTATGGCGGGCGGATGCTCGATGTCTCCGCGATCCATCTGTGGACCTGGGATTCCCGGCCCTATCCAGTGTTTCCCGCCGCCACCGATATCTGGAGCGATGGTGCCAACTGGCATACCGGGCATTGGCTGAACGGCCGGCTCGGCGGCGCGCCACTGGATGCGCTGGTGGAGCGGCTGGCGAGCGATAGCGGCGTCACCGGCATCGACGCGTCCGCGCTGCGCGGCGGTTGCGATGGCTATGTGGTGGATCGGCCGATGACGCCCAGGGCAATGATCGAGCCGCTGGCCGTGGCCTATGCGTTCAATGCGACCGCGGCGGATGGCGTGCTGCGCTTCATTCCGCGCGGCGGCGACGTGGTGGCGGTGCTGTCCGAGGACGATCTGGTGGCGTCGGAGCAGGGCGCGCTGGCGCAGCTGGTGCGCGCGCAGGAGACCGAACTGCCGCGGCAGGTCGGCATCGGCTTCTCCGATGCGCTGGCCGATTATCGCCGCGGCGCCGTGACCTCGCGCAAACTGGTCGGCGGCGCCAATCGCCTGCTGCAGGCCGATCTCGCCGTCATCACCAGCGACCCGGCGATGACGCAGCGCGCCGACATCTGGCTGCAGGATTTGTGGGCCGGGCGCGAGCGCGCCGAGTTCGCGCTCGGCCAGGCGGCATTGGCGCTGGCGCCGGGCGATGTGATCGCATTGACGCTGCGCGGGCGGCAGCGCCTGTTCGAGATCGATGCGCTGGTCGATGCGGAGGCGCGCCGCGTGAGTGCGCGCAGCATCGATCCCGACCTGTTCGACGTGCCGCTGCGTCCGCAGGGCATCAAGGCGCCCGCGCTGCCGCCGGCGCTCGGGCCGGTGCAGGTGGTGGCGCTGAATCTGCCGGTGATCGACAGCAGCGATCCGGACGTCCTGACGCGGCTCGCGGTGTTTGCCAATCCATGGCCCGGCAGCGTCACGATCTGGCAATCGAACGATGGCGCCAGTTTCCAGGTGGCGGCGCGTGCATCGCTGCCGGCCACCATCGGCGAGACGCTGGATGTTTTGCCGGCGGGCCCGGTGGCGCGCTGGGATTATGCGTCGTCGGTGCGGGTGCGGCTCTATGGCGGCGTGCTCACGTCGCTGTCCGCTGCGCGGGTGCTTGGCGGCGGCAATGCAGCGGCGGTGCAAAATGACGATGGACGGTGGGAGATCTTGCAGTTCGCGCAGGCTGAACTCGTGGATGAGCGGACCTATCGTCTGTCGCATCTGCTGCGCGGGCAAAGCGGCAGCGAACAGGCCATGGCACCGCTGTTGCCGGTCGGCGCACGGTTCGTCCTGCTCGATGCCAGCCTCGTCCCCATCGCCCGCGGACTGGATGCACTGGACCGGCCGCTGTCGCTCCGGCTGGTCGGCCGTGGCCGCAGCACCGACGATGTCAGTGCAACGGCGCTGACGCTGACGCCGGATCGCACCGCGCTGCTGCCGCTGGCGCCGGTGCATGTCACGGCCGCGCGCCGCAGCGACGGCGTGCATGTGACATGGATCCGCCGCACCCGCATCGACGGCGATGGCTGGGCCGCCGAGGTGCCGCTTAGCGAGGATAGCGAAGTTTATCGCGTCGATATTCTCGCGGGCAGCATCGTCAAGCGCAGTATCGCCTGCACGATGTCGCAGACGATCTACGCAAGCGCGGATGAGATCGCCGATTTCGGCGCGCCGCAAGCGAGCCTGCATCTGCGCGTGATGCAGATGTCCGGCACTGTCGGGGCCGGGCGGGCGACGGAATCGACCATCGATTTGTAGCGGTCATTGCGGGCGGAGCGAAGCAATGACGGCCGAGAGAGCGAGCGCATCACATGAGCGACACCCCCAATCTCGGACTGCCCTATATCGATGGCGGCCAGGCGCAGAAGCATGTCACCCATAACGAAGCGCTGCGCATGCTCGATGCGGCGATTCAGATGGCGGTGCTGGACCGGACGCGCACCGCGCCGCCGTCGTCGCCGGCCGAGGGCCAGCGGCATGTGGCGGCAGCCGGCGCCAGCGGCGCCTGGAGCGGCCATGCGCAGGCGATCGCGACCTGGCAGGACGGCGCCTGGGCTTTTCTCGTGCCCAAGCCCGGCTGGTGCATCTGGTCGGTGGCCGACGATGTCATGCTGGTGTTCGACGGCGCGGCGTGGCGCGATCTGCGCAATCTTGCCCTCGACGGCGCGCCGCATCTCGGCGTCAACACGGCGGCGGATTCCAGCAACCGGCTCAGCGTCAAATCCGATGCGGTGCTGCTGTCCCATGACGACGTCACCCCCGGCAGCGGCGACATCCGCATGGTGCTCAACAAGGCGCTGGCGGCGAAGGACGCGGCGCTGATCCTCCAGACCGGATTTTCCACCCGCGCTCTGCTGGGATTGTTTGGCGACGACAATCTGGCGATCAAGGTCTCGGCCGATGGCTCCACGTTTCAACCGGCACTGACGATCGATCGCAGCAACGGACAGCTCAGCCTCGCGCAATCGCCGAAATTCTCGGCCTATATGAACTTCGACAAATATTGCGCGGCCAACACGTTCACGAAACTGCAGTTCAACAATGCACGGCACAACGATTTCAGCGCGTTCGATGCATCCAACAACCAGTTCGTGGCCCCCGCGGCCGGCTATTACGCCATCGGCTTTCGCGTGCTGTTCAAGGCCAATGCCAGCCTGCCGGCCGCGATGATCGCGACGCTCTACAAGAACGGCACCGAGCTCACCGACGATGCCCGCATGCAGACCACCGGGACGCTGGTGACCAACAAGACGGCGCTGACCAGCAATGCCGTGCTGAAGCTCGCGGCCGGCGACTCCATCGCGGTGTGGGCTTTCATGGAAACCAATGACGGCTACGTCGCCGCCGCGCAGAACAGTTTCTACGGCCATCGCATCGCGTGATCCCTGTGTCAGTCCTCATGGTGAGGAGCGGTCGCAGACCGCGTCTCGAACCATGAGCTGGCTTGGCTCCCGCGCCTGCGGCCATCCTTCGAGACGCCGCTGCGCGGCTCCTCAGGATGAGGGCGGAGCGGACGGCGCACGGCCCCGCAGGATGAGGGGCGCGTTTGTAATCGGCGTGTTTATCCATCGTCATTCAGAGGACATCACCATGCAACTCGATGAAGCCACCCTGCGGCGCCTGTGGCCGCAGGGCGATGCGCGCGTGGCCGGTCTGATCGCCGGCATCGTGCGGTCCTCCGCCGACGTGTTCGCACGTCGTGGCATCGCGACGCCGCAGCTCGTGGCGCATGTGATGGCGCAGATCAGCCACGAATGCGGGGCGGGGCGCGACGTGGTGGAGAACATGAACTATACGGCCAGCCGCATGATGCAGGTGTGGCCGTCGCGGTTTCCGACGCAGGCGAGTGCGCAGCCTTACGCCGGCAATCCGCGGGCGCTGGCCAACAAGGTCTACAACGGCCGCATGGGCAACCGCACCAATTCCGACGACGGCTGGAATTTCCGTGGCCGCGGCGGTGCGCAGACCACCGGCCGCGACGGCTATGCGCGCGTCAGGAAAGCAACGGGGCTCGATGTGATCGGGCATCCGGAGTTGCTGATCGATCCCGCGCATTTTCTGGATTGCGCGGTGTCCGACTTCATCAATTGCGGTTGTCTTCAATACGCCGAAGCCGATGACGTGGTCGGCGTCACGCGGCGGTTGAACGGCGGCACCGTCGGCCTCGCCGAGCGCAAGGTGTGGCTCGGCAAATGGAAGCGCGCGCTGGAGGATTCCGCGGTCGCGCCGCGGATCACGTCGCCGCCGACGGCTCCGGCGTTGCCGACGTCGAAGCCGACCACGGTCGCGTCGATCATCGCCGCGCTGGTCGCGGCATTCCGGAGGGCTTGACGATGGACTGGAGCGATCTCGCCAAACAAGTCATCACGCTCGGTGCGCCGCTGCTCGGCACGGCGCTGGGAGGACCGCTCGGCGGCGTCGCCGGCGAAATCCTGGCCAGAACCATCGGCGTGGCGGTCGCGACGCCGGCCAATGTGCAGGCGGCGCTGCCGGCGGCGGATCCAAACAAGCTCGCCGAGGCGGAGGCGCGCTGGGCGGCGATGATCCAGGCCGAGGCGGAGACTCAACGCGCCGCGATCAGCGAGACGCAGGCGACGATCCGTGCCGAACTGGCCAGCGAAGATGCGTTGCAGCGCTGGTGGCGGCCGGTCTACGCGCTGGAACTGACGCTCGAATGTGCCGCGCTGTGGTGCGTGCTGATGCATGAATTCTGGACCGGCGACGTGCAGACCATCAATACGCTGATCAATGCCACAGCGCTTCTGGTCGCCTATTGGGGGTTCCGTTTCGGCGTGCTAGGCGTCTATATCAGCGGCCGGAGCCGCGAAAAGGTCAGCGCCATCACCGGGCAGGAGACGCCCGGCTTGATCGAGAAACTGGTCAAGGCGGTGACCGCCAAAGACGGCGTGAAGAAAAAGTAATATCGGCGGCCGACCGGTATTCATTTGGCGTTCACCCGTCGGGGGCTCCACTCGGGCGTGTGAACGCGGAGAACCTGAA